CCGCAGTGGCTCGCACCGATATATTGGGTTTCAAAGCCTTATTGGCTCGCAATAAAACTTTAGGATTTTATGTATTTAATGGCTCGCAATCTTTTTTTGGGATTCACCTAAAGATTCGCTCGCAAATGTGCAATGGGTTTCATCCAAGCAATCGCTTATCAATTATTAAAACTTATCCACCAATTCCAACTCGTCTTTCTCGCTGAATATTTTCTTGACTTCCAGCATCATTCCAGCACTTCTTTTCAGCTTAGCAATCTGATCCGCTTGTTGTTCGATTGTCTCAAGCGCATTTCTCAGCGCAGTTTTCGTCCTCTGATGCGCATCTCTTTCAGCGATATACTGCGCCTTCCAGTCCGTTCTCACATTCTCGGCTTCTCGTTCCTTGCGTTTCGGATCGGTATGCTTTGCAATAATAGTGTCAATTTTCTCACGCGGTACGCTCTTTTTCTTCACTTCTTCCAGTGCGGATATTTCAGAAAATGCACGCCGTGCACCTTTCGCGCCACATATACTCACCGTTTTTGATACCAACCCGACACCGAATATCTCAGCCTCTTTCTCATACGGCAGTGCTTTCACCCAGCCCATATAGGTTCCGAACCTGATGCCGTACTGGTCTTCGAGATATGCTTTAAATGGCTCTTTCGCATATCGGGTGTTTTCTTTATAGCGATTAGTCTTTTGCAGATACCGCAGTGTTTTTGTCGCCGCAATAATACCTGATTTGTAATCCGAGAGTGCTTTACGTACTGCATTCTCAAGCTGCCCGATGTTCATTTTTTCGTAATTCATGGAGATTTCCTCCTCCGTTAATGTTTGTTTGTTAGTGACGCACGCTTCCCTTGGGTTTCACGCAAAGATTGGCTCGCAACAAAAAAATGGGTTTCATGCCCGCCGTGGCTCGCAAACTGTCCATGGGTTTCATTTCTTTAATGGCTCGCAAAACTTCTTTGGGTTTCACATGCACCGTGGCTCGCATTCTTTCCATGGATTTAATCACTGGTGTCGCTTAATCCCAATAAAACGGTTTCACTATTCCCGTATGTCCCATTATAGCACCTGCATACGGGTCTGTCAATGGTAATTCATCAATCGTTCTCGCCACTGTCCAGAAGTGAGCCAAAAACAATTTTATCGTTTCGTTTTTCGCAGCATTATGAACATGCCCCTTGCTCCAGTCAGGATGATTCTTTGCATGTTTCTTTTTCCGATCCAGCATGAACGCCTTATACGGATGGTCGTCTTTCTGGCGGTTGAACTGGTCTCCGGCATGGTAACCGAGCGTCCTGCCTTTCGTACTCCAATTTACGACCGTTCCTTTCCTGCGCTTCGGCATTTCTCCGTCAACTGTATGCCTACCCATGAATGCCCACCATTTACTGATGTTTGGAAAGTCCCGTGTTTCCTCACGATATTTCAACAACCCGGCGTCTTTAGCCTCGGCCCCGCACGATTTGCATTTCATTCCGCCGTCTATTTTCTCAATCTCGCCATCGCATTTCTGGCATATCGGAATATTTTTAACATAATACATCAGGATTATGCCACCTGATATTGCCGGGCCGATACCCGGTATCTTCTCAAGCCAGAGCGTCCATATGTCAATATTTCGCAATTCCTTTTCAATATCCCTTGAAACTCTGCCCTTTAAGCCTTCCAGCCCCATGAGGCCGCGCTCACCCTTGAGTAATGAATCGAATTTCGCCGAATCTTCATCAACTCCGTAAACCGATGCAAGCCGTTGTCGTTTCTGCGCGATAACCTTCGTCAGCTCTTCGTAATCTTTAACCAACATTTTCAACATACTCATGTCTGTTGTCATTTCGACATCCCCTTGTTTGTGTTTCTGTTTAACTATTTTCCAACATTCATGCCGACCAGTTCCACCTGCCCGACCTGCCCTTTTGACTCATCGCAGTAATGCAAATACGACTCATTACCGGTTAATGAATCCACAACCTTGTTAACTTCACCATCTTTATTTACTACAAGCAACGAATTTGTATGAACTGCCCTGATTTCTTTCCCGCACCGCATACAGCGGTAAACGTATTCAATATTAGCTTTCATTTATTTCCCCTTTTTATCTTCAATCCACTTCTTTAAATCCGATTCGCCAAGCCGCCAGCCAGTTCCTATTTTAAAGCCTCCAGGAAATATGCCGTCACGTAAGTACCTGCGCACCGTTGCCCCGTCAAGATCGAGATATTCCGCTATTTCGTCAACTGTGTATATTTTTTCCATTAACCACCCCTTAGTATTTTATATATGCTATCATGCTTTAATATAACACCGTATATTTTATTGTCAAGCATTTTTATCACATTTTTACCGGAATCCCAAAGCCGCCTTACTTAGTTGTTGGTCGGGTATGCGTAATACCGCTTTTTTCGGGAAATACGTTAATGCAAGCGCGTCACTATCGTCAGGCGACCGCCCTAATCGCTTTTTAATTTCGTCTTTTTCCTCAATGAATATATCGCCGTTGCTTTTCGTATCCCAGTGATGCTCGCACAATTCCTGCACAAGATCATCGTTCGGCGGCAATGCAAGTGGTTCTCTATGACTATCGAATGACGGATCAAGTGCATCACGAATAGCCCAGAGACAATATGCCCGCATGTTGCTGAATGTCCTCAGTCCCGTACAGTCTTTTTTACCTTTTGCTCCTTCTGAAAATTTTGCACTTGTTGTTGATTCTCTCGCTATTGCGTTCGCTTTTTCAAGTTCTGATAGCCTGCTGTATACCCCTGCGCCCTCGCCGATGGTATCAATGAATACATGTCCACCTTGATTCGCGACCAGTATGTTTTTAATTTTCCCTACCGTTGACATATGATCGGATTTAGAATAATTTTTTATTTGCGTGACAATAGTATTATATCTATAAACAAACGATGTTTTATCAGCACCCATTCCGGCAATATCTGCACCAAGAGACAACTTATCATCAGGATTACATTTCCCGTTGCGTTCATGCCACCGTTCTATCGCTGATTGTGTCCATGCATACGGTATAAGTTGATTTTCCTGTTCTCTCGGCGGTTCGCCGACAACCATAACAAGAAATAAATCGCCAGGCCGATACCATTGTCCTTCCCATTTAAAATCATATAATTCCGGCTGTACGTCTGTCTCGTCAATAGAAGTTACCATTCCCGGTTTGTGGATAAGTCCGTCAATCCATGCATAATCTACCTGGCCCGGTATGATTGTTTTTTTTGCTATAACATTTGGTGCATCGAGACAGTTTAGTCTGAAGGATTTATACCGCGGGTCTTTAATACTTCTGAACGCCTCGCCGCTTGCACGTACCGGATTAAAAACTATGAGCAGCCGCGAATTGCCGGGAAGGATTTTCTCGATGTTGTTGAATGTCCGGTCATCAATACCGGACGCTTCTGAAACAACAACCATAAGATTAGGGGAGTGAAAGCCTGTCCATGTTTCATCGTGCGTATCGGACGCTTTGAATGCTATTAGGAAATGATCGGGATCGTCATCGAATTTAATGTAACTCTGTAATAATCTTCCACCGAGCGGTATCTTTGCTTTTTTCCGTATATTTGCAATCTCGGTCATCATGATTGCCTCAACCTGCCGTCCCGTCGGGGCTGTGTTCACGACCTTAGATGGCCGTTTCAGATGCAACCAACAGTTTGACACAACAGCAGAAACAAAATCTTTTCCCCGTGCATTGCCTGATCTAACGGAAACGAGCGGCTCATGTTGAACCGCTCGTACTATTTTCTTCTGATCACTATCAAGGTTTACATTGAGGATTTTTTCGGCAAAATAACACCAGTCATCGTGTGATCGTTTCCAGAGTTCACACATACCGGGAGTTATTACTGTTTTCTGCTGTTGCGCTATCACTGTTTTTCCTTCCCGGATAATTCTTTCTCAAGGTCGTCCCATGAGTTTATTGTCATGTTTACATCGAGTTTATCATTGAACATACCAAGATGGCGACCAAGTAGCTCAAGCGCACCTTTTTTATCATATAGTTTGAATTTTATCGAACCGCCTTCTTTCGATTTATGGACGCTGACTTCTGAGATAGCTGCTTTCTGATCGTCAGTAAGTTCCTGTGATTCTTTGAGTTTATACTTACTGCCGCCCCATTCAACGTAATCATCGACACGAGAGAACCCGATGCGGGCCAACTCTTCAAGTACTCGATCCTGTGTTATTTGTGTTCGGATACTGCGTTTTTCAAGTGCTTTTTGAATAGCATCACTGATACTAACTTTTGCTAATAGCTGTGAGCCCTTAGGATTAGCCGTTTTTTTACTATATCCTGCCCGTATCGCCGCCTGCGTTGCATTCAAGTCGATGATATATTCCTGACAGAATCGTTTTTGCTTTGCGTTCAGCACTTAAATCACCTTGCTCTATTGTTTTATCTGTTCCCATATTTTGTATAATCTATATATGATTTTAGATATTTTGTTGGCACTGTATCCCATGTATATTTACCGAATAGCTTATCACAATCGAAATATTTTTCGAGTGTTTTTTGTTTTTGAAACATCGTCAATGCCCAATATTTTTTTGTGATCGCGAGCCTTCTTATATTTTCAGCATCATTTTCATCACCTCTTAAACAGATAGCACTTAATATAACAGCTGCCAATGAATCTGTACCCATCCCTTCCACGCACCAATACGCATTACCTTGGTAAAATATATTGCCTTTCATTTTGGGATTTTGTTTAAGCCTTTTTGCGATTTCCCCGCGATAATTTTCATAGCTCATTTCCCATGTCGCGGCGGGAGTTGCTGGCATTGGCCTAAAAGGGGTTATATGAAAAACTAAAGACCACTGTTTTTGCTGTTTGATTTTTTCATCTGCTATTCTGATGTCTTCAACAAGTTCACGCCAATCATCGATAGTTTCATTTGGGTACCCCACAATGCAATAAACCTTTACTTGATGTGGATTCTTTATATATGCCAAACGTGACAAAAACTCTCTCCATATTTCCCTTGTTATTTTTTTATTAGCATTCATTCTCATGGATTCACTCATACCGTCTAATCCAACTATTCTAACCGGAGCATCTTTCTGCCATTCTTCTGGTGATATTTTTACCAACTCTAATATTGTTCTCTCCCGATTTCCACTACTCATAGAGTCTGCCCCGGCAGTAAATGTACCATCACCTATATATCGCCTTTGCCACGTGTATCCACAAAAATAGCATTTATTTGGACATCCGATAGATTGCTCACTATAGGTTTTTCCATTTGCTAAAATAAATTTATTGTCATATGTTTTATTTGCTTGGCATATCATATAACTTTTTTCGTTCTTAAATTCATTGCTGTAGCATATTGACTCATGTGTGTATTGGTTTCCTTTTTGATATTCTCTTATTATATTTAATATTAAATTTTCTGCCCTCCCAAATACAAATACATCAACCCAACTCAAGAAAGGTTTTATATTTAGCACGCCCGCGCCCCCAGCAATTACTTTGTAATCCCCTTTTAACCATTGTTCGCGTTCAGCTATAAATGACCACCAATCACAATCACTTGTTATGCTAATTAATACGACATCATAAAGATGAACTGTAGATTTTCCTGCATATTCTACTGCGTGCCCAGCACGCCTCAAAACATCCAACACCATTTCAAATCCAGGCCAGGAACGTCGATTATAGTTTTCGTTTTTATATGCTTTTTTGGCATACACATCTTGGACATAAGCGCATATTTTCATGCTTAAAACTCGAATCCACACTTTGGGCATTTAGTTATGGTTTCTGATTTTATCATTTTATCTTCATTATTAGTTTCCAGTTCTATTGCTGTATATTCATCTCCGAACCCTGCAATCGAAACATCAACATCAAATTCCCGGAGTTCATCAAGTACACTATCCAATCCAGGTATATCCCATTCGGCCAGTTCACCGAGTTTATTGTCTGCGAGATTATAGAGCTTTGAATCATTTTCGGACAGGTCAACAAATATAACCGGCACTTCTTTTAAGTCGTCTTTCAGTGCAGCTTTCCATCGGGTATGGCCTGCAATAATCATGCTGTCTGATTTCCGGGCGATAATCGGATTTATAAAACCGAAGTGTTCGATAGATTTTTTGACGGGCTCTATGGCATGTTCATTATTGCGTGGATTCCCCACGAACGGTACAAGCTTCGACGGTGCGAGATATGTAATTTCAAGAGGTTTCTTTTTCATAGGTCAATATTCCAATCGTCATCATCACTATCTTTTTCTTTTATTGCCTTATCAAGTTTCATTACATCATGAATTATGACAGTTGTTTCTGGAAAAACTATATTGCGTTCATTTTCAATTCTAACAGCAATATCAAGCCGTTGTAGTTCAATATCCAACAACTTTTCAAGAATATTTTTCGGCTGTGTTAAGTCCGGCGGTTCAGGGTTTGCCCTCGCTGTTTTCTTGCTTTTTTCCAATCTGATACGTTCCTGATTAAAGGGTGCATTAAAGCGTGACATTCATCACATAGAATTATTATATTGGCCGGTTCGTAAACCAGTTCTGAATGTATTCTTGTTTCCGATACTGGTATTATGTGATGTCCATGATTTGCCGGTTCACCACAAGCCTCACAAAAACATCCGCGCTCTATGCGTATTTTTTCCAATACCTGTAAATATCGTTTAAGCGCCATATCACATTATAGCCCCAACCGTTCAATAAGTTTTTCCTGTAGCTGATCGCGATTATAAACATCCATGAGATTATCGAGTTCGGGATTATTCTCTGCTTCAATGAAAGCTCGGAGTTGGATAACGGTCATCGTGCGTATTTGCTCGGCAGTGATGGATGGTGTTTTTTTGACCGGTTGTGTGTCTGGTGGATCGACTGGATTAACTACGGGCTGCTCTACCGGTGTTTCAACTGCCTGTTTGGTTGCTTTTCTCTGCCTTGCCATAACTATGTCTCCTTGTTAATTTCTGAATTTAATACACTTTTCTTTTTAAAATAAACTCGTTCTGCATGTTCGCTTTTTTTGCCAATATTAAATGCACTAACCGGACGGTAATATCCCATGACACGAGTCCAGACCTCGCACTCTTGACGCTCACTATCTTCTAAAGTAATTCCATTAATCTTTACTGGCATAATACCCTCCGAAGTAAATTAATACTATATTATTTAATATGTCAAGCCATTTTTAGCCGTTTGCAAAGTTATTTTGTTGTCCTGCAATGAGTTACGCAATAGTTGCAAACGCGGCAAACCATTTGCAAACCATTTGCAAACCCGTAAACCCTTGTTTTTATTGATACTTCCTTATATATATATAAATGGTTTGCAATTATTTATATTATATATACCCTTAGAGAAAATAAAAAAAATTACATAAAAAATATACCATAAAAAAATACTTAAAAAATATATTACTTCTATATATATCTATCAAATATTTTTGCAAACCTGCAAACAATCGACTTAAATATATGGTTATATTAAAGTTAAGCGTGCATATGTTTTGCAAACGTTGCAAACGGATTGCAAACGGATTGCAAACGGGTTGCAAACACTTAAATAGTTGTAAATTAATGCAGTTATAAATATTGTTTGCAAAATAGGCTGTTTTATTATAGGAGATAGTAACCATTTGGCAAATATTACCTATGTTATTGTTATATAAAGTGTTATGTGGAAAAGTGGTGTTTTTTTGCTGTATTTTTAATGTTTGCATTTTATTTTTCTATTTTAATAGTTTTTTAATGGTTTTTTGATGAATATTAGCATGAAATTCGTTTGCAAATTTAAAAAATAATGGTAAAAAAAATAAAATATTAGTTAATTTCAGGTATAATTTTTATAAAAAAAGGTAAAAATTTTATAAATTCAGGATTAAAATTTCGGTATATCTGGTATATTATGCAAACTCATATGGCACAATCTACACACCGATATAAGATCATCTAATGGTTCATTCTTCCAATGGTCATAATTTAGATGATGTACTTGAGTCGCTTTATTTTTATGACATACCTGACAGATATACTTATCTCTACGCCTTGTTGCTCGCCAGCGTTTCTTCCATTCAGGCGTTTGTAAATACCAATAATGCTGTATTCTCCACGGCAATTTAGGTTGACATTCTCTACATACAACCCAATGATAATATAATGCACCTGAGTTGATACAGCCCTCTTCACAAGGGATTATCTTTTTTCCACACATTTCACAATAGTGTTCATCAGCCAATAAACTACAATTTAATAAACGTAGATTGCGCTCTGTGGAAGTAAGATATTCTGTTTCAACCCATTTCTTTATGTGCTGTTTTTCAAGCATCATTACCCCTCATCTTTCAAAAACACAACATCATAAGGAATTGCCGTCGCGCGATTAATAATTCCGTTGAATTTTACCCCTGCTTTTTGCTCTGTTTCGGGTAATCTTCGCAAATATTTTGCCCAGTTTTTCTCGAATGGCGTGTTTTTTAGTATGGATTTTAGTGCTGAATGACTGTCTGAAATTACAATTCTATCATCTATAACTCTTATTCCGATACGCTCGATTGCTTGCTCGCTATGCGCTCCAATAGGTTTTTCATACACTATATTTGCGATTGATTTTTCAATACGCTGATTATCAATATTGTAAGAAATGACGTATTCGAGTATGTGATTCAGGCACATCCGTTCGTCTGATTCATCGTCGATACAGCCCTCTCCCTCCCAGTCCTGAGTATCTATCCACTGAGCAGCTTTTTTCTCTGTAATTGCGCTGTCAGAAGTAAGTGAATATGCCCCAGCGAGTAGGATTCCAAGCTGATCGCCGATGCGTTGATCGTTAAATTTCTGCGCGATTGCCCGCCCGAAAGTAAGTGCGTTTTCGAGAATAACAGGTATTAATGTCAGTGTTCTCGCTCTGAACGATGCACACCATTGAAGTGTAATAATTTTAACTTCTTCTTTTAAATTATCGAATAAATCGATTGTATCTTTCGGGTGCGGCCTGATAAGTGAGAGTATAGATATTCGTGATTTGTCGGCCTTGTGATCGACATTCGGGCCGATAGAAGCCAACATGAAACACGACCTGATATGGAATATCATCGCTCTGCCGCCCTGGGTGCCTTTAATAATCGGTGCGCCGGTCTCCGAACTTGACTGCCGCATTAGATCAATAATACCCTGTAATCGAATACGTGCGTTCGTATCTTCGCCCTCTGCTTCATCGAATAATACTGGGAATGCGTTTATTCCAAGGGCCTGACGGATTCCGGCTTCTGTTGAATTTGATTGTGCCTGTAATTTAATATCACCGATAACCGGTTTTATTATTTCATCTATAATCCATGATTTTCCAGTTCCCGAAGCACCGGACATCCATATATGAGGCCGCCATGATAAAGCTCCGCATATCGGAGCAACGACACACCAGCCTGCAAGCAATGTTCCGTAAATATGTTTTTCCCACGATGGCATACGGCAAATATCAAGGAATTTATGTGCTTGATTCAGGTTTAAATGATTGGCACGTTCTATTTCAATTGGATATGAAGCGTTGTAAATGTATCTGGTGTTGAGTGCTTGTATTTGTGTTTCTTGGCCGTCTACAATAAGGCGATCCCCGAAATGCTGAACAACGCGACCCTCGTCGAACCATGTTCCGCAGCCCCTGAGACGGCGGGTGTCGTAAATACCGATGTTTTTTGATGCACGGAAAAGCCAGTTTTTGGCTGCATTGTAATCGGGCCCTGTCTTAGATGGGAAATTCGTTTCCCACCATTGCAGAGGTGCGAGATTTATTAATGCCGACTGCGTATGTTGGTCAGGGGAAAGTCTGATAATCTGAAGGTCTTCGTGCGGCAGATAATAATGACAGCCATCGTTATATCCAATTAGCCGAAACGGCAATTTTGATGATAATTGCTGCCCGGGTTTAATCGGTTCTGGTTCCGGCGGTGGTTCCCATACCGGCGTATCCATAACAAGCTGTGTCAGTTGCTTTTTTGTCCCGCCAGCCTGTATCCAGTCAGAAATGTCTTTAACGTCTGGCAATTTGAGTATTTTAATTTCAGAAGCATATTTATTTAGTGACTGTGCAACGTCATGGGCGTGTTCTGTGCCCGGTTTATCGTTATCCGGTATGATGATAACCTTTGCACCTTTAAATCGCCTGGATTCGTTTTTCGGCCACTTACCCGCGCCGCCGGAATTACAGGTTGCGGTGATTCCGATCTTCGCAAGGTTCAGGACGTCCTTTTCGCCCTCGACGATACAGACTGCTTTACCTGTGGAGATGGCTTTCATTAGTTCCTGAAGCTTGAATAATGTTGGTTTTACTCCAGTAAGATTCCACGTCCATCCGTCTCGGCCATGTGGATCTGGTCGTCGTTGCCGAAACGTTTTCGGTATGAATCTGACAACCTGATATATGAGATAGCCGTTTTCGTCTGTATAATCGTAAATATCTGATATTGTGAGTTTTTTGAGTTTCCCGTTTCCGTTGTCGCCGGAGTTACCCATGAGTTGTTTTTTCTCGATGCCGAGCGCGGCGGTTATTTCGTCGAATGTACATCCGGCGTGGCAGTGTAATAATATTTTTCCGTCTGATTCATCAAATTTCAAGGATAGCGAGTTGTTTTTATCATCGTGAGATGGACATAAAGCAGAATAAGAATTATTTCCGGTTTTTTTTGTGCCTTTAAGCTGTGATAGCAGGTCAGCAATAGAGAATGTATTCACATTATAATCCTTTCTATATCCTTAATGATGCCTGAAATGGTTTATATAGTTTATCTTTCTTACTCATATTTTCTTTTGCAGGAAGTAATTGAAGGTTTTCTAATGCCCAGCATCTCTTAAAATCAATATGTTCTGGTAAGGAATAATTAAATACAGATATTGGTATAATATGATCTATGTGAAGTTCACCTGTAAGAAAATCATCCCATGAATAACCATCAGGCATTGTTTTTAATAAATGTTTATATAATTGATCTTTATTATAGTCAACTAAATCAACCCACGATCTGTATTTTTTAGTCCCTTTAAGACTATGTCTAATCGCGTTAGACATTCTTAATGATAAAACAATTTTAGGACATGAGCTGCGTTTTTTATAATATTCATTATATCCACCCCTCCAAAGAGGGTGATTTTCGCATCTTATATTAAGACTTAAATGCTTAGCATAGCAATCGCGTGAGCAAAATTTTTGTGTATGCCTTTGGGCTTTGTATTCGTTGCCACAAAAATTGCATGTATTTATTATTGGTGGTACATGACTGATCTTCGGTTTTCCTGTCTGATATATAGCATTACACTGTATACTGCAAAATCTACCATATCCCTTTTTAATTCGAGAATGCATGACATAAAAAGTTTTTCCGCAAATTTTACATGTCCTATTCATTCCTCTTTTTTTGGATATATTATAACACTTCCTACTGCAATATTTACCTCCGCCATTTTTTATTACTGCAGCACATGTTTTAAATTCTTTACCGCACACCTCACATTGTTTAATCATTAATAATCTCCTATAAATATAAAAACCCGCCGGGTGTGTGATTGACTTTATGGGTCAAAACCGGCGGGTATGTGTAAGACTATGCTTACAAATATATGTCGTTATCTGACCCATAATAAATAATCAATCACACAGTATAAATATACAAAATTTTTATATTATAGTCAAGCATTAATGTTTTAAATTTTTTGTCCCGGCCCTTACCGGTCAGCGCGTTTACGGCCTCCTACAAGACCGGGACATAACAATCTGCCGACCTTACTCGACCATTGAATAATAATGTGTTACATGCTTGATG